AGGTAGACCAAACGAAGGTGATATAATTTATATGCCTTTAATGAATAGTTTTTTTGAGATACAATTTGTACAAGACCAAGAGCCTTTCTTTCAACTAGGTCAACTACCAGTTTATAAACTAGTATGCACTAGATGGGAGTATAGTTCAGAAGAATTAAATACAGGTGTTGGTACGATTGATAGTGCTGAAGATCAATATAGTTTAGATATGTTGGCTCATCAATTTACTTTAGAGAATGAAGTAGGATCAATGGTATTAGAAAATGACAGCGCAAGTGGTGATGTTAATTATCTATTACTTGAAACTTATGACTTACAAACTCAATCAGCTTATGCTCAAAATAATGATTTAGATAGTGAAGCTGGTTTTGATACATCTTCTGCTGGAGATGATATATTAGACTTTACAGAGCGTAACCCATTTGGAGAGGTTGACTTTTAATGTTTGGAACATATTTTTATAACGAGAGTATGAGAAGAATGACCATAGGCTTTGGTCAAATCTTTAATAACATACAAATCAAAAGACGAGATAGTAATGGTAATATTACTCAATCAATTAAAGTACCATTAGCATATGCTCCAAAAGAAAAATTTTTAGCAAGACTAGATGCTCAACCAAGTTTAGATAATAGAGAGTTTGCGATTACTTTACCTCGTATGAGTTTTGAGATTTCAGGTATCGCATATGACTCTAGTAGAAAATTAACTAGAGTACAAAAATTCAAACACGTTAAGGCAGGTAACGAGGGTAAAATATTAAACTATAACTTTGTTCCCGTTCCTTATAATATATCTTACAATTTATATTCTTTTACAGCGAGTGCTGAAGCAGGTCTACAAATTATAGAACAAATATTACCATTCTTTCAACCTGATTATACTGTAACAGTAAACGCAATACCAGAGTTAGATATAAAGAGAGATATACCAATAGTATTAAATAGTGTTAATTATGAAGACACTTATAATGGAGACTTCTCACAAAGAAGAGCTGTTATCTATACATTAGGATTTACTGCGAAAACTTACTTATTTGGCCCTGCAACAACTCAAAAAGTTATCAAAGAAACTCAAACTGATCTATATACAGACACAGATACAACTAATAAGGCGAGAGAAGAACGAATAATTATAGTCCCTAATCCTACTTCAGCTGACGCAGATGATGATTTTGGATTTACAACTACAATAGAAAACTACACAGATGGTAAAAAATATAGTACAACCACTGATTCAGATGAATAAATAGTATAAATAATAAGAGAGAAGCATTATGGCAATTAGTAAAATAGTAAAAAATTCAATCACAGGAGACGCAATTGACGCTACTAAAATAGCTGATGATGCGATTAGTGAAGAACATTTAGATAACTCGGTAATTATTGGTAATACAGAGTTAGCAGAATCTGCGAATTCAGGTGATATATTTTTAGTTTATGATACTAGTGCAGGTACTCTAAAAAAAATATTAGCAAGTAATGTAGGCGTATTATCTGTAACATTAACTTCAATATCACCTACCAATGTTAATACTGGTGATGGTACAGGGAATCACACATTTGTAATTACAGGTAAAAACTTTACAGGTGGATCTGCTGAATTTGTAAATGCTAGTGGTACAATTATTCAATTTGATAGTGTTACAGTAAATAGTTCAACTCAAATTACAGGTGTTATTGCTAAATCTAGTTTACCTAATTCAGGTGAACCTTATGATATAAGAGTTAGAGGATCACAAGGTACAATTGCTGAAAAATTAAATCAAGTTAATATAAACGCACAACCAGTATTTGTTACAGCATCAGGTTCTTTAGGAGATGTGATTGTTGCTAATGCAGGTAGTTTTTCAGTCAATGCAACTGACCCAGAGTCAGCAGGTAATGTAACATTTGAATTACAATCAGGTTCTTTACCACCCAATTTTACAATCACAAATACTGCGGCAGAGGGTGGAACAGCTATTATCGGTGGTACAGATAACTCAACAAGTTCAACAACAACATTTAACTTTGTATTAAGAGCAGTTGACGCTGCATCAAATACAAGTTCACGTGCCTTTTCTATAAGAAGTAGAGTTCCAGTTTCAGAATCATTTACATCATCTGGTACATTTAGTGTACCCGCTGGTATCACAGCAGTAGATGTACTTGTAGTTGCTGGTGGTGGTGGTGGTGGAAATGGACCTGATAGTGATAGTGGAGATGCTGGTGGTGGTGGTGGAGGAGCCGCTGGTGGATTAGTATTCATGCCAAATTATCCTGTTACTGCAAGTGGTACAATAACAGTTACTGTCGGTGCTGGTAGTGCTGCTGTTTCGCCAGAAACAGGTCGTTCACAAGGTGCAGATGGTTCAAATTCAGCATTTGGTACACCAGGTAACCCTGGTTTAGGACAAGGTGGAATTTTAACTGCAATCGGTGGAGGTGGCGGAGGAGCTTCTTCTAATGGTGATGATGGTAGAGCTGGTGGTTCTGGTGGTGGAGCTGGAGGTGGAGGAAATGGTTCAAATGCTGCAGGTGCAGCAACTCAACCAACTCAATCAGGTAACTCTGGCGCTTATGGATTTGGTAGTGCTGGTGCTGTTGGAAATACTAACGTAAACGGAGGCGGCGGTGGTGGAGGTGGCGCTGGCGCAGTTGGTGCTACTGGAATGTTTGTTGGTGGTGCTGGTGGTGCTGGAAAAGCTTACACAGTAGGTGATGGTACAACTTCAGTTTATTACGCTGGTGGTGGTGGTGCCGGTGGAGGCGCAGCTGGTCCTCAAAGTCAAGGTGGTGGTGGTGGCGGTGGCCAAGGTGGAGGTGGACCTGGATCAACTTTCAAAAGTCCATACCCTGGTACATCAGGACAAGATGGTCAAGCCAATAAAGGTGGCGGTGGTGGAGGTGGTGCACGAGGTTCTTGTAGCACATCAGCTGGTTTCTCTAAAAGAGGTGGTAAAGGTATAGTAATCGTAAGATACTAGTTTTTTAAACACCCCTAAATATTATATTATGACTGATGACAGTAGTGACTCTAAAGCTCAAAAAGATATTCCCATAACTGAACACAAACTTCCATATGAAAGTTTTATAGGTGGATGGTATATTCCCACAGAAACTTGTGATAATTTAATTTCACATTTTGAAAACAATAAACACAATTCTCAGCGTGGTCTTTTACATAAAGATCATAAGAATCAAATTGATACAGAAATAAAAGACAGTAATGATTTGGTTTGTAAATTTTATGATAATAATGTAACTCAAACTTATACAAATCATCTTCAATCTTGTCTAATTAATTATATGGAAAAATATAAATCAGTAAAGGATTATAATGATTTTAGTTTAGAACAAGGATTATTTTCAATACAACATTATCCTGTAGGTGGTGGTTTTAAAAAATGGCACTTTGAACGTCATGGAATTCAAAACTCAAAACGTATTTTAGTTTTTATGACTTATTTAAATGATGTTGATGATGGTGGAACGGAATTCTATTATCAAAATATTAAAACGCCTGCAGTTAAAGGGTTAACAATTATATGGCCATCTGACTTTACTCATACTCACAAAGGAGAGATAAGTAATACAAAAGAAAAATATATTGTGACTGGTTGGTTTACCTTTAATGAATAAATTATTACACACAGATGAAATATTTATTTTTGATGATATTGTAGATCATAATTATCAAAAATATATACAGCAAATTATTTTTAACAAAATTAGATGGCAGTACATACCTGATGTCACTAAACCAGATAATAAACAACAAAGACCTGGATTTTCATATCACTATATTAAAGATAAATCAAATGTATATAAATGGCATACTGATATGTGTGTTATCATAAACGCTGCTTGTGAAAAGATAAACTTCAAAAGAAATGATTGCATACAAGGTCGTTCTTTTTTACAACTTCCACTAAACTTAAAAGATAGAGCTTTAGACTCACCTCATGTAGATATGGATATAGATCATTTAGTGGTTCTATATTATGTTAATGATAGTGATGGTGATACTGTTATATATGAAAATAAATTTGATGGTTGGGATAATATTCCACATTATAGTGAATTAAAAGAAAAACAAAGAGTTACACCAAAAGCAGGAAGAGTGGTTATCTTTAATGGCAAACATTGGCATACAAGTTGTCAACCAGAACACAATGTAAGGTGTATTATAAATTATAATATTGTATGAGTGAATTAAATTTAAATAAAATTGATAATTTAATAGGTTCTGTTAATTCAGAAATTTACATTGGATATGTTAAAGATGAAGAAGAAATGAATAAAAATATTATTAGAACAATAGATGAAGAAGTTGGTGAAAATGATTATGAAACAAATGTAATGGCTCAAATGACAAAATGGAAAATGTGGCATTATCCAGGTTTCAATAAATTAGGTGCTATTTTGTTAAACATTGTAAATGAATTAGCTATTATTAAAAAAATTAAATTTGAAAAATTTGATATTGCAGATATGTGGGGTTGTAAATATAAAGATGGTGATTATGCGCATTCACATGACCATTGGCCTGCTGTTTGGTCCATGGTGTATTATCCTTTTCCACAAAAAGATTCTCCTAACTTATTTTTTCCTGACTTCAATTGTGAAATAAAACCTGAACATGGAAAGATAGTTATATTTCCTGGACATTATTATCATCAAGTTAATAAAAAACCTTTTAAAGGATATAGGTATGTAGTGTCAGCTAATATAAGATAAATAGTAATATGACAAAATTAGAAGATAAGGTAAATGAGATTTTAGGAATTAGCACTCCTGAGCCTACAAAAGAAATTGTTAAACAAGAAATTAAACCACCTGTTCCTCGTATGGAAGACGCTAAAAAAGCAGATGTGGATAATGACTACAAATATAGTAGAGAAAATTATTATAACTTAATTGAAAGAGGACAAGAAGCGATAGAAGGAATATTAGACATTGCGAGAGAAGGTCAACACCCTAGAGCATATGAAGTCGCTGGTCAATTGATAGGACAAGTAGGACAAACAGTAGATAAGTTACAAGACTTACAAAAAAAACTTAAAGACTTAAAAGAGTTACCTAAGACAGCAAATGCGAATATTAAAAACGCATTGTTTGTAGGATCAACAGCTGAGTTACAAAAGATGTTGAATAAAAAAACTG